CAGGACGGCGATCATCGACACAATCAAAGGCAGCCACCGCCACCAGGCGCCCAACGGCACGGCCACGATCAACGCCGCGGAGGCGATGACCGCCCCGACTGCGAAGTGCTGGTATTTGTCCTTGGCAATGGCGTTGAGCCATCCGACGAGTTTATTGATAAGTCTTTTCATATATTTGCGGTATTTTGAGAGCTCGACCGACAGGTTACTTATCCGGGAACCGCTCCCTGATCTCGGCCTTCTTGGCAAGATAGAGTGCCTTCTGCTCGTCGGCTTCGAGTATCTTGCCCTCGGCCAGATAGCCCTCGTAGGCCATCAGGTATTGGTCCGCCTCGGCACGATAAGCCATCTCCCGCAACTGTTCGGGATCGGGCTGCGGCTCCGGATCGGGCGTGTGTTCCTCCCAGCCGACCCGGATGCGGTCATCTTCCTCTGTGTAGACCTCCCGGTAATGCTTCGGCGGATCGGATGGTTCAGGTTGCTCGTCGAAGATCACCTCTTTGTATCCAAGCGGGATCAGTTTGTCCGGACGCGGGTTGCAGACCAGCCCGTCGGCGGTCCTGATTGTTGTAGGGGCGTACTTCAGACGCCCGTCGATCAGTTTTGCGTAGTTGTTCATGTTTTCGGTTTATTTGATGATTATCTGCGGCGTTCCGTTCGCAGTCAAGTCATACCCACCGTCGCTTTGCAAAAGCGGCGGAAGATATTCATCATTCAGCGGGAACTGCTTGGCGCTGTCGAGCCAGGACAAGGCGACATCGGGAATCAGCTCGACACTATCTATGGTAATAGTCAATCGTCGGTCACTCAAATGAACACCGCCATAGTAATAGATACGGTTGATATTGTCCCGGTTGTTGATGACCTTGAGCGTAAAACTCCCATTTTGCGCAGGGATCATCGCCTGCCTATTCCCTACATATACAAAAGGTTCTCCGCTTTGATAATCTGACACAGAACCTTTAATCATCACGACCGCTCCCGTTTGAATAAATCTTCCCAATAAAAGCTCCCGATAGTAAACAGCATCGGGTTTTCCGGTCCATGTATAGGTAGTTATACCCGTGAGCTCAAACGGTTTCTCATGCCATTGTCCCACAAGGTTCTGCGGCAAATACTCGGCGATGCAGCCGAGCGTTCGTAACGACACAGGTTGAATTTCGACCCATGAATTTGCATCGGCATTTGGTACAGTTACACTAAAACCAGAGATATTAGTTCCTGTTGTGCGATATACAATCGTGGCGTCAGCCGCATCCTCCATATTGATAGGAAGACTACTATTGTCTGCCAGAACGCGTACGGGAGCATTACTACGATACTTGAATTTAGCTTCAACAACACATCCGACCGGATGCCCCATGAATTGATAGCTGTATACCGACAATAAACCTGACGATCCCCAAATTATATGTGCGTATCGACCCGTGAAACCATTAGCATTATCCTCTAAATAAGAGGTAACACCGGACCCTTCATTATTAGGATAGAACCTGATATTTCCAATGTTAGATTCAGAGGCTTCCCAACGATATTTATCGGCTAACGGTACCACATACCCTGCAGGATCGCCGTTGTTGTAGTGTGCGGCTACTTCTTCCGCGGAAAGGGCGTAGTTGAAATGACGGCAGAAATGGACCGGGCTTTTAGTAATATGTAACGGATCTCCAATGCGGAATAACGCGCTCGGCGTGTATGCTGTTGGTTGCATAGCACCTACCTCGATGCCATTGATATAACACATCGCAGTTGCTCCATCATAGGATATGACGGCATGTATATCGTCACCTATTGTCACCCGACTCACTTGTAGCGACTTATCTCCGCAGTGGAATATTATCGCATCCATTGGCGTGACGGCGATAGCTAGCATCGAGGTTGAGAATTGTGCCGGTCGTTGAGTGCCATCAGATTGGCGGAGATTAAAGAAGCACTCCATACTCCGCGGACCGTCGAACAATAGCCCGGCATCCGTCGATTCAAGATACCCTTTCGTGCAATTCACCCCCACCTGCTGCTCGCGTTCGCTGCGCAGCGCGGCGATCTTCAACAAACTTCGTCTGCGATCCATGGCTACTCGATGATTGCGCGGAGTTCCTCGATATTGATCTCGTAGGCTCGATTCGGCGCCGGGGTCTTGTAGCCGATGATGTCCACGAGGTCATCCGACCAGGTGAGCTCCGTGGCAACGTTTCCCGATGTGAAGAAGATCGCCGAAGTTCGGGCCGATTTTTCCACGGTCCCGATCTTCAGCGAGGTCAGCTCCCCGCAGATGTATTTGTGGTTGCCTTCGACGTTGATCGTGACATCCGCACCTTCGACGTTGACAACGACGGGGGCGGCCGCTGCGGCGGCTTCGAGAGCTTTGGCGGCAGCGTCGAGGGCGGCGGTTGCGGCATCCGTCGAAGCGGCCCCGGAGGCCAAAACCTGCCACCAAGCCCCGTCCGTCACCGGGTGTCCGAGGTTGTTATCCTGGAGTGAAACATAGGACGAATCGCCCGCTGTAACGAAGTCCAGGCGCTCGTATGTAATGCTCGCCGAATACGCCTTTTTGGGCGTAAGGCCCACTTTCCCTAAATTTGTCTTTGCCATATCTGTCAGTCGTTAATTTTGTAATACAAATGCCCATCATCCTTGAGTTCGAACTCGGAACCGCGGCCGTAGCCGGACTGGTAATTCACGCCCAGGAGCATTGTCGCCGGATCAATGTCGAACGTGGCGAAGATCGGACCGCCATCCGAGCGGACGGACGAGGTGATATAGTCTTTTGTCGCTTCATCCCAGAAGGCCCAGTAATTCGTATCGTCGACCGTTACGATCTTCGGAGGGTGGTCGGCCAGAGACTTCGCACGCGCAGCCTGCTGGTCGGCGTTTGAGGCTGATTTTTTTGCACGTTCAGCAGCCTTATCCGCACTATCAGCAGCCTTATTAGCTTTGTCTTTTGCGATGACAGGTCCTTCTGCATATTCCTGTTCGGTTCCCTCATAACCATACTTCTGTGCGATCTCATAGGCCGACTTTCCGTCCAGTCCATAACGCAAAGCATGATCTGTCAGGATAATATGGGTTAGTTTATCATCCATAAAAATCCATTATTTTTGTATCTGTAAGTATAAGTAATCGGTTGGTCAACGTTTTTTTATAACCTGACGCCTTTACAGTATAGGTCGTTTCGAGCGTTGCGATACCCGCATCGAGTTTTCCGGTTTCCGAGGATGGGATATTGAACACAGCCCGATCTGTTCCTTTGACGATCGGCAGCCCGCTGCCTTGCGTCGATCCGTAAATTCTCGGCCCGTTCCCGGTCGTGTAAACCAACATGTCGATCTCCACCTCTTCGAGAGAAACTCCCGTCGGATATACGGCAATCCCCATGCTGTCGCCTTTGGCATATATCGGTAATTTCGGTATCATTTTACAGGTCGTTTAAACAGGTATTTAACCCATGCGAACCATTTGCGGCGTTTCAGATACATCTGATCGGCCTGGTTGTCGTAACACTCCCGCTCAAGGGCTATGTCTCGGTATGCCGTGTCGTATGGCGGCAGCAACCATTCGAGGGCCCAAAGGGTGCAGTACAGGACGACATGGTAACAGATCGGCACAGTACAAAGCCACCGCCAGGATAATCCGCAGGCAGGAATCAGCACCAGGAGCGCCGTCGCGTAGAGGATCAGCCACTCGATCTGCTGCCGGGTGTGTATGGCTTCGTGGTTCCGTTCATCAGGCAACAACAGACGCTTCACGAACACCAGGCCGAAATAATTGAATGCGACGAAAGTCCCGAACGGGATTGTATCATTTTCTATCTGCTTCATGCTAAAATGCGGTTCCAGCCACCATTTAAAGTATCAGCCGCTGCATATGTACTGTTGTCTTTGGCTCCGGCGAAACAAAGGTCAAAGTTTTTTGTCGAGGTGCAATAGGTCATATAATAACACTGGTAGAAACCAGGCGCTCCCGTACAGTTTGCGATACTGCGGCACTGCGCTATGTTGTTGCAGTGGCGAAAAGGAACGCCGCTATCGGTGCCGTTTGCGTTGCCGGATGATTCGCCCTGACAATTCGCCATATATTCGCAGTAATCGAATGCCAACCTTGCGCCATATCCTGTCCCGGCACCGGATGCCGTGCCTTTGCAACTATTCAGGTAATCACAGTGGTCAAATGCTGCCACATGTCCATTGTATTGTGTGTTTGCGACTGTTGCCTCGCAGTTTGTCAGGAATTTGCAATAATAAAACCCCTTCGCACGCATATAATTAATTGCCCCAGAATAACTGTCGCCACTTACAGATGTCCGGCACCGGGTTAAATTTTCACAGGAGTCAAATCCGCAGACTGTCTTGTCCAAGTTCCCACTGGTACATTTTGCGCGGCAGAGCGCCTCGCAGTCAATCAGGTGCGAACAATTTGCATATCCGGAACATTTTATGGTACCGTTTCCATTAAACGACGGATTGTTGATTGCTACGCATCGTTCCAAGCTTCCAAACCCGTTGAAGACCGTAAAATACATTTGGGCCGAGGATGATTCTATTTCTGCCGTCACGTTAATCAATTTGGTGTTATTACCTCGCTCGATCATGTATAAAGCGGCGATTGGAGCCAAAGACGTTCCTGCGCCGGTGGGATTACTGACGACAATTTTACTCCCCGGTTCCCCGGTGATCGTATTGCAGTTGGCATGTATTCCGATCGGAGCATTCACAGTCCATGTGCCGCTCTTGATTAGGACATGATGGGCGTTGGGATTATTGGCCAACGCGGAGAGTTTCGCAACGCTGTCAACGATATAGTCATACTTAAATACGCCTGCGACATCGGTTTGATCTGCCTTGCTGTTCCATTTATTACGCTCGTTATCAGTGATAAGCCGATGTGTAGCATCCTGAATCGCGTCGATGAACCGCACGCCGCCGTCCCGGGTGATCTGCACATAGCTGCCCGCAGGTTTTACGGTTGTTGCCACAGCCTTGTAGATGTGGGCGATGGGCTTGACGTTGCCGTCGTTGTAGACATCCGTTTCGGTCTCGTAGCCCAGTGTGAGGTAGACGGGCAGGGCTGTCGCAGTAATCCCGGCAAAGGGCACGACGACCTTGACCGTCGCATTGTCGGCCCCGGACCCTTCGAGCACGACCAGACCGGGCGCTATGTCGTACTTGCTGCCGTTTGCCTTCACCTCGCATCCGGAAAGGACAAAAGCCCCGTACTGGGAGAAGAAGCCGTCGATCACCTTCAGCGGCTCCTCCTGGAGTGATACGAACGCATCGCCGTACCAGTTACGGACGCCGAGCACTTGTGTTTGTCTTTTCATCTTTGGTCTATTTTATACGTTGTTAAAGCAGCCCTGTATTTCTCGATGTCAGCCCGTATCTGTTCGGCATCGACACCTGCCGGAACATGGACGATGAAGTCCACATCCCCGAACTGCTCGCGGTTCTCTCCCCGGAGCGATACTACCGCCGGAGTACCTTCGCCCCTGTTCAGTCCCACGGGGACTGCCACGCCCACACCTTCGGAGCGTATCCCGACCGCAAACCCCGTTTCACGGTAGGATTCGATCGTGATGTCCGCCGCTCCGTATTTGTTGCGCAGGAACTGTTCGAGCACTCCTTCCTGATTGGTCACGTTGAGCAGTTTACGGGTTTCGTCGCGCCACAGGCTGAAGGCGGCGAACAGGTCCGCCAGCGGCTTTACAAAGGCCCGCAGAATCCGCAGACGGACGGGTTGACGCTTGTGTTCCGGCAGGAG